ACAGAGTTGTCAGCCCAGTAGTGTTGATATTGTGCCGCAATCTCAAGTTGTTCCCACATTGTAATCTCTCTCTTGCCCTTGACGAAATGTTCTTCGTGGACCGGAAACTCAACACACATAGTGTTTGGTGAGTAGTGGTCTGGCTCAATCTTGTAGCCGGCTTCTTCAAGAGCCGGTAGCATATCGCTATCTGCTGCGAAGCGAATGCGACGAATGTAAAACTCGTCTTCGGGATAGTGAATGCCGGGAGTTGAGCCGTTGAGGAGAGACACTGTACCCGAAGGCTTGATGCTTGTCATTCTGACCGACTTCGGTATACAAAGCCAATCAGAATATTCGGCGTCCAGTTCTTTGACGTGTTCATAAGCTCTGTCACACCAATCCAGCATTGCCCTGCGACCAAACTTATTGAATGACTGAACAACGCCGGACTGAGAAAGTCCAATGCGACGGTTCTTCAACATCTTTGCGTTGGTCTCAGCCCAGTGGGTGTTGGCCAAAGTGACCGTTTTGCCATAAAGATAGGCAATCTTAAGAGTTGCGAGATAGTCGTCATAAGTCTCGTGCTTCGCTGGGAATGTCTCAACAAGACAGCATAGCTCGGCATCTTCTAGTTGCTGCTCAACACAGGGATTGAAGCCCATAACATTTTTATCATCGTCTCTCGGAGGATCAGCGAAGCGACCACGGGTTCTGGCATTGTCTAGCCAGATGTAGCCCGGCTCACCGTTCTTCTGCGACTGCTCTGCGTGCCAAGTGTAGTCCTGCCCAACAATGGCGTGGAAGGAGTTGTTGGAACCCCAGCGATGGTGAGCAAGTTTCTCGGAATCGTTCTTCATCTGTAAGTATTCAAAGTCCTCATGATTTCCGAGGGCTAGCGCAGCAGAACGGCGGACATTACCTGCCACAACACAGCGCCCGATCAAGTTCTCGGTGTCTACAATGTCAACAGAAGTAATCTGCTTCCCAGTGCGTTCTGTGTAGAGTTCAGACAGGCTGTCGTGCAGTTCCTTGAGGGGGCCAGAGCCGCTAGACGTGCCACCGAAACCACGGATGAGGGCGCCGTAAGGGCGGATAGCAGAGTAGTCAAAGTTGGGGACTTTAGCCCCGAACAAGAATCCGTTTAATAGAACCTTGACAGATTGTACCCATCCCTCGCGGGAATCGTCAATGACAAAATTCTCGTTGGTAAACTCCGGCTTCTGAACAACCAAGGTCCCTGCTCCAAGAGTGTCGAACCCAACGCCGATGCCCAACATAAGAGCATCCATCATCCAAGAGAAAAGATAGCCACCCTTGGTGTTTATCTCTTTGGTAGAACGGAAGGCGCAGTTAAATAGCCCTGCGGCGGTGCGCTCATTGACAAACTTGGTCCCCATCATCCAAAGACCTCGCCCCGGTGGGGTCCACTTTAGATTGAAGAGGCGATCGTAGGCGTCTTTTGCTGTCTTCTGCGCTTTGTTGTCGTTCCACTCTAGGCCAAGTTTATAAACATGCTGTTTCTGCATATCAAACATTCCCTCAATAACGCGGCGGCAAGTCTGGAACCATTCTTCGGATCCTGTTGCTGTGTCGTCGAACTCGCTTAGACGGCGAGCGTAGGTGCGTTTGAAGGTGACATAGCCAAGCGGACCCCACGGCACCTCGCGAGCACTATATTGTTCGATGAAGGTGTCTGAAAGTTTAAATCTACGAATGTGTGTTTTCATTTGTTGTTGCTCCTTAGTTGCTTAAATTTATCGTATTTGTTTTTTAGAATTTCTTTTTGTTCCTTCGGCCCAACAGCCAAGGGGGTTGCTGAGATATTAGGTCCTATGCCAGAAGGAATAGCTGACTTAGGCAACATTTTGATATTGACGCAAGAGGTGTCCATAAACATATCGTAGATGATCCCGTCAGGACCATTACGATTTTTGGCTATAAACATCTTAGCACGATTATTCTGCTTATCTTCAATAGTGCGAGAAATAGTACAAATAAAATCTGAGACAAAGCACTTGTTGAACGCCTCGCTAATCTGTTCCATTGTGACAACTTCTGCGTTGAGGCCAGACCGGTTTGTCTGTGAGGCTGTCCAGATGGGGCAGTTAAATTCACTAGACACTCCCCGTAGTTCTTCGTAGATTGACTCCAGTTCTGCCCTTTTTTCTTTCCTAATCACCACAGGGCGTAACAAATCTGCGTAGTCTACGATGATTAGACCGGGTTCTATGCCCCTCTTTACAAGGCGTGATAGATGTGATTTGATTGTGTTGGTAGATGCTGACTTGGTCGGATATTCTTTTACAATCAAAGTCCCGTCAAGATTTTTGATCTCCTCAAAGATGTCGTCCTTAAAGTTGGCGAGATCTGAAAGGGGATAACCTGTAATGCAAGAGTCATAACGACAAGCGACAACCGTGTCCTGTAACTCAAGAGTGTAATGAACAACAGTCTTGCCTTCCTTGATGGCCTGAGACCCCATGTGAACAAGAGCCATAGACTTACCTGCCCCAGTAGGAGCGATAACGACGCCAAGCTCATTTCTACCAAGTCCGCCACTGGTAATGTCATCAATTTCCTTCCATCCAGTCGTGACTGGCATTCTGAATTTTGGTTTGTAGCGCTCTTCAAAGTCTGCGATGAAGTCGTGCCCGAAGTTATTCTCAGAGCCAAGTTTCAAGGCATCATTGATTACCTTTGAGATCTCATCAAAAGAGCAAGTTTGTAGGAGTCCTACGGACTTCATCATTGCTTCTTTTAATTTTTGCTTTCGACAAAAGTCAAGGCTTGTCTCCTTGATGTAGTCTATGTCGTCGGATATTTCATTTGTGTGAACTCTTGCAAAGTAGTCTCGCACCTGCTTTTGTGAGACCTCTGTCTCTCTGTCTAATTCTGTCCGTAAGATGGAAATCATCGCGTTTGTGGACGGATGCTTTCCATATTTAGTTCTGTATTCCATTATCTTCGCCACGAATGTGCGAAGGTAATCAAGCTCTAGAAAATCAATATCTAGAACCTCAGTGATCTGATCGGCAAAGGGTCGGTCCTCAAAAATGAGTTGAACGAGCCCCTCTTGAAAGGATTTGCCGTACCTTCCAAAGTCTGCTTTTTTAGCGAGCATTGTACTCCTATGTTTCGCACTACTAAATATAACCGATCCAACTCAAAAGTCAAGGCGAGTTAGGATTAATTTCTGCTCTTGACGATGACTATCTATTTCATTGACTTGGAGCCACGGCACTTCCACTTCTTTCTGGATAGTGCATTGGCGCAAGGTGGATTCTTACATTTCTTGATCTTTGCCGATCGTGCGCAATAAGCATCGCCCTTGGCTGTGCCGGGTCTTATTCGATCACCACCACTCTTGGCTTGACCTGATTGCCCATAGGAACGACACTTGCCATCTACTCGTTTCGCAAAGCGCTTGCCCTTGGCAGGCTTGCAGGCTTTCTTCTTTTTTTCATCGAGGACGGCTTCTAGCTCTTCTGCTACCATAGCCTCCATTCTGTCTTGATCGGTAATTTCTTCTTTTAATTCAGAGTCGTCAGTTTCGCCAACTATGTCTTTGATTCGCTTAGCTTGACCAGCGTGCATCTCTGAAGCCTTCTCAAGTTCTCCAACGATTACTTTTAGTTCTTCTTCTTGTTCTTTTGAATGAGATTCTTCCAGGGTTTCTCTGACAAGATTTTCAAGTTTTGTTTTGTTTAAGATCATTTTATTTTTTTCCTTTCTTAGACTTCTTGCCCCAAGACTTACCTCGACCCCTTTCTTTACAGGCTGCGGGTGTTGGTCGGCAAGAAGGATATTTGGAGCGCTTCTCGCCCTCTTTACGACCGCAAGATTTACACTTACCTTTTCTGCAAGTGTTGCAATCAACCCAGCCAGAGGAAGAACCTTTGCCGCCTTTGCGTCCGAACCAATCTTTTAACGAGGATTCTTTACTAGATTCAGTGCCGGCTTTCTTTTTTTTTTCAGAAACGACTGCTTGATATTCTTCTTGAATAATCTGTCGTAGACGATCATCTATTTCCAAGCCCTCTTTCTTTTTGGACTTGTTGCCCCAATTGGCAGCACCAACTTTGCGGCACTTTACAAGGGCGCCGCTAGCATAAGCAGAAGGCCACACGTCGTAACGTGCCTTCACTTTGTGATAGCAGGCATCTTTCTTTCCTTTAGATTTCTTTTTCTTCTTCTTTTTTTTCTTCTTTTTCTTTTCGTCTAACTCGACTTCTTCTTCGTTAAGAGAGACTTCATCAAATTCGTAGAGTTCTTCCATGTAGATAAATAGTGTCACCTATCATTACATTCCCTAGAAATTTTATTCAAGAACACCTTAAGTTCTTCCCAGTTTAATTCTCCAAAGCCATCGTTCATCATAAGCTTCAATAGCTCAGTTTTATTGAAGTTACACTCAAAGTTATCAAGTGCATAGTCAATAGTCTGCTTACCTTGAACTGAGATGAGTGGAGAATACAACTGCATCATCTGATAGTTGTGCTCAATTATCACTTTTGACTCTGCGATGTTTTTATAGACTTTTAGTTTTGAGTCTATGTTCTCGCAGTATTCAACCAACTCATCGATGGTCACATCTCGGTCTTCGCTCATAAACTGAAGCTTGTTAGCGATTGTCTTCATCCCAACACGACTAACACCGGGAAGGTTATCACTTGTGTCCCCAGCCATTGCTCGGGCGAGAGCCATATTTGTTGGATGAATCCCGATGTTTTCTAAAACGGTTTTCTTGGTTTCTATTTTATCTGTAATCGGGCGATAAACTACAGTCTCATCATTGCAAAGCTGTAGGAAGTCTTTGTCGTTTGAGACAATGACCTTCTGCCACCCTTTATAATGTGGAGAACCACACACATAAGAGATGATGTCGTCTGCCTCGACCCTTTCCAAGACAAGTTGAATGATAGGCATCTGATTAAAATATTCAATAATCTGCATCTGCTGCCAGACTTTGTTCTGTAGCTCTTCGTTCTCTGTCAGGTTATGGACAGAACGATTCAGGCGTAGTGGCTTACGCCCATCTTTGTAGGACGAGTTCATCGCCTTTCTTTTTTGAGATCCGTTCGGTCCATCCCAACAGATTACAATCTCGTTTGGCTCGATCATTCTAACAAGCTTTTGTAAGATCTTTATCGAACCTTTGATTCCGCCGATTGGTTGTCCGTGGTGGGACAGGCTGGGATCGACAATAAACGCCCTCAAAAACATATTCAATGCATCTATTACTAGAACTCTTTTCATAGATTACCTCCACCCTGTAACATAACAGGGTGGAGGCACCTTGTCAAGAGGTTTCGTCTGCTTCATAGAAATCAGAAGCAGAGCCTTCACGCTTCTCAAACTTCTGGACTATAACCTCATCCATAAAGTCCATTACGTGCTGCTTAAACTCGGGATCCCCATTAAGAGTATCAACCCATTTGCTAGGCTGGAATTTCTTTGAGTAGCCATTGCGCTCAAGTGTATACCAAGAGCCGGCGACAGTCATAAAGCTCTTAAGGGCTTCAAACCAACTTTCTTCATCTTGGACACCAATTGATTCGGTTCCCCATAAGATGCGGAATGTACAAGTTCTACCCTGTGTTCCAAAACGAGACTTTTCAAGTTTGACCCTAACCTCTGAACCAATGCGGAAGCCGTTGTCATCAAGCACATAGGCTGCCTTGCTCTTGCGGCCTGTAAGCCAGATACGAAGAGAATAAGCATAGTGCATAGCCTTGCCGCCAGGAGTGGTGTAAGGCGTTGTCATTAAAATCTGGCGAGCCATTGGTCCCTGTGGAATGTTGGTCTTCAACTGGTTGAGAACAAGGAATGTGGCTTTCTTGTCAGCAAGTGGAATAACCAACTTTGACATCGCCTTCGCAAGAATACGCGCTTTGACAGCGAATGATGATTGGGGGTTAAAATCTCCTTCCACATCAGATACTGCTGGAGTAAAAGCAAGAGAGTCCCAAATAAATAGCAGTTGTTCATCGGCTGCTCCCAAAAGTTCTTCTATGGTCTCTAATACAAACTCAACAGACTGCGCTTGGATATACATCATCCCACCCAGATCACAGCCAGCTTTCTCCAAGAAAGTAGGATCAATTGCTGACTCGGAATCAAAGTAAATTACACCAATTCCCATCTTCTGTGCGTTCGCGGCACATTGTGCTGCCAAGAAAGACTTGCCTGTTGATTCCAGCCCAGCTAACTCTGTTATCTTACCGACAGGAATACCAGCATATTTTCCCTTACAAATGATTGAATCCAGCCAACGAGAACCTGTTGGGATCCACTGTTTTACTTCTGTGGGGTTGTCCTTTCGTAGATCATGGGCAACATTGCGCCCAGCTTTCTTATTTATCATTGCCCGCATTGCGCTCATATCTACGCGACCGGCTTTGACTTCCTTCTCTTTCTTCTTAGCCATTATGTTTGTCCTTGTTTATCTTTTCTTTATTTTTTTTGATTTCAAGCCGAAGCTTGTGTGTAATTATAGCACAAAACTGCTACGAGAGTAAAGCAAAACCCCCACCTTTTTACGGGTGGGGGCAGACTGGAGCATTGAGCTTTTACTAGCCAGTCATTAGGTCCTTAAATGCCTTATCAACACTAGACTTACCACTCTGGTTATACTGAGTGGTTTCTTTGGAGCGGCCCTCTGCTGACTTATCGCCAGAAAGCATTCCGTCAAGAATCGCACCCACTTCATCAGGGGTATGACGAGTGAACAAGCCATCGATATCCGGCATATTCTGTAGCAAGCCTGGAATCGCGTCAGTATCACCAAGAAGACTGCTCGTGTTGCGGCGCATCTTTAGATTGGTCTTGGGGTATGCGCCAGGGCTTGTCGGCTTCGTGTAAGTAACAGTGATGTCGGTGCCCTCACCAGGGTCAGTGATATCTCCGTACTCAGGATCAAGAATATAGCCCAGAAGCATCTCATAAGCCTGCTTGCCATAGCCATAGACCTTGATGCCTTCAGACTCAAGCCCACGAACTACCACGGGCGAAAAGTAACGATTGCGAACAAAGAGAGACTTTGCCAACTTCTTGGTCTCCTCATCATTGTTGTCAGTTCCGTCGCGCCACAACTGTGAGGCGAACTCACAAATCGGGCACGCTTCACCGAAGTTGCGCTTCGGGCACATAACCCCACCGCGATGTCCTTCGATGTTGTAGTGGAAGTGAACTTCCTTTAGCGGATCGCCGTCCGCTGTCGGTACGATACGCACGTCAGTGTCGCCTTCATCCGGCTTAAACCAGACGCTCGTACTGTCGCTCTTGCCATTCCCTCGTAGAGTGGATAGCTTCTTTCTCATTAGTTCCATGTTGATTCCCATTATAATCTCCTTGATGTTGGGTAAAGTATAGTAAGCGTTCCTTACTATCTGAATGTAACACTCTGATCATAGCCTGTCAAGAGTATTTTCTTTTGGGGTATGTTTGTGAGCTTCCCCTTGCTCATTTGTAATTTAACGTGATCAGCGTTTGCTGTCAAGTGCTTTTTGTCCTTGAATGAAATTTGTGTGAGCGAGACAGAACCCGAAGTCGGTTTCGTAGGGTGACTCGTAAATTCCATAAGTCACATTCTTGAAAGCATTTCTTGGCTTTTTCTTTAGGCTCTCGACTATTCTGGAATGTAGCTTCCCGTCGTTCTCAAGCCGCTCACTTGCTACACATAAATAGTAGCAAACATCACGATCTTCCTCAAGTTTATAATACCATTTTTCAGATAGTTTATCTACCGAAATCACTCCCACAGAACGAATTTTCTGGACCTCTGACGGCTTTGATAGATTGCCAACGAGGGGCGAAGTGTGCTCAAAGACATTGAGATAATGAGTGGCATAATAGATGCTCTTGTTTATCGTCTCAAAGTATTTTTTTATTGGGATCTCGCCTATTGTCTTTTCAAGGGCTGGGTTTGACAGGATGGTAAGGCTGCTAAACAACCCTGATCTAGCATATTCTTGTAGAATGCCAAAGATTGCGCGCTCTTGTAATTTAGTGTCACCGATAAGAAGATCGACATCTGGTTTAATGTAGAAGACATCTATCTGTCTGTCTCTTACCTGCTGTAAAATAGCAAGCGTGTAGTTCGCGGAGAAAGATGAGCCACATAGGAACACTTGAACCCTGTCTTGAACTGCTGTAAGTGTCTTGTAAGAAGATAGTTTCGGTGCCTGTTCCTCACAATCTTCTGCTTTGGCCACTTTTGGCAGCTTTCTATTGTATTTTGTGTTCTCTTGGTCTTCCGAAAAAAGGAAGACATTATACTCTTTGTGGTTCTCAAAGAGAGAAGCCACATTACATCCCGCATCGCCTATTCCAAAGATCGAAATCATAGCTTCAGATCCTTCATTGTCCCGTAGGTCTTTCCTGCTTTAGTGTTGGCCATAAACCTTCCCAGTTTATTATTTTCAAAAATTGCTTTAAACTCTGGTATTCTTTGCTTATCTTCTTCTGCTAGATCCAGAACGATTTCGTCGTGGACTATAAACGCAACCTTCGAGCGCGAACCCTCCAAAGCCTTGTCAATGGCGACTGCCCTATCAAGTGTCAAGTCAGATGTCGTGCTCTGGATTAGATAACTCAGAGCCTTGCGCTGATCTACCTCAATGTGTCTCCCCGTTGGAGTGTTAATCTTACCGTCCTTGTAGAACTTTGAAAGCACGCCTTCTCGGCTATAAACGGAGCCGTTGAGCGACATATCATTCACATTATAGAGGGTCGCAAAGAACCTTACCTTCGCCTCTTGGCGATCTACTGGGGAGCCTCCATATAGATGCCGCATATTCCAATTATGGATGTCCTCCTGCGGCTGCTCGTGACCGGAAAGGGACAGGAAGGTCCTCACTTCTGCGCCATTATAATCTAATGACAAGAACCAGTCATTCGTTGGCTTTATGAGTTCTCGCAGCTTTGACTTCATAGTGAGGATCGGATTACTATCCCTATGGGTCGTAAGGCGCCCTGTAACAGTTCCAAAAAGATTATAGCTCACATAGTGTGACTTACTTTTTACAAGTTTCTTAATGTCCTCTCGGTCGCTTGTGCTGGTCATAAGGTGGCGGCAGCCATCCACATTGATGTTGAGTTTCTGGTAGCTGATCTTGTGGATAAGCTTGTAGATGTTATCCAATTGATGATAGTTCTTCGGCTGTTCGTAATTTTCAAAGATGTGCTGGGTGATCTTGTTCCGAACCTCGCAGAACTCCATCAAGAAATCTGATGGGACTAGATCAAAGAAACAGTTCTGTCGCAGATCAATGCGTGCTATCTTAAGCGATAGCAGATAGGCTTTGAAGGTTTTCTGAACCTCTGCTAGTTCTTCTTTTAAGCTCTCGGGACAAGCCTCTTGTAAGTTCTTACCGCCGGCGTAGAGCCAAGCATATTCTACATTGGGATCCTGAACGGATCCTGTGTATTTCCACGTCTTGGTCAATCCGTCAGGGATGCCCTCAAAATGAAGGTTCCCATCAACATAAACACCGACACATTCTGACTTGTCATCAAGTGTCTGGAAAATCATGTGTCCTCTCTAAGTCTCTGTGCCTTTACAAGATAACTCAAGGATCCTCTGTAGTCAAACGGCTGGTTTACATAACGCTCAAAAACTCCAAGCGCGCGGCGATTGTCTGATGATCTTGAAAGTTGTAGGCAGTCCTTGATAATCCTTTGCTTCTCGGCGTTGCTGAACTGGCTTTCTTCTTCTGAGAATCTGAGAGCAAAATAGAACTTTAAGAAAAAATCATTTGAGAACTTTTCTTGTAATGACTGAAGTGTATAGCGTTCGGTGATTACGATCTTGGGGCCACACTCATCAAATGTAGGAATGTGTGTTGGAACCACTTCGTTGTAGAGTCTTAAGAGTCGTTGGGTCATTTGATTATAGAACCTGTTATGAGTTGTAGAAAACCCTAGTGCTAAAATTGCGCTAGAACTTCTTAATCCATAACTGCTAGCATAACCCTTCATTGCTTCTGAGTCAATGTCGGCGATCAGTCTCCACGGAGCACCGATGTCGATCATAAATCCATAAGAATTACAAGCATTTACATAGAACTCCCAATTTTTGCTATTTACAAAATCATTTATTTTTTGATCGTCGTTATCATAGGGCAGATCAGCAATCTCAAGAGCAAGTCCACTATTTGTAAGATTATTTAATCTACTTTTTGTATAAGCTGGCATTGACATCGGAAAAGTTCTTGTTATATTAGTGACTGTTGATAGGAGTTCTTTTATGAATGTTTGAAAGTTTTGAATATTACTAACATTCAAGTTTGTTTTGAGAGCTTTAATAAAATTAACTTGATATTCTTCATAGCTAATGTTATTATCTTTATAGCTTTTATAGACTTTTAAATTAGTAAGGTTAGGATCGTTAGAATAAATTTTGCCTGATTGTTCTGCTTTCTTAAACTGCTGAGCCAATGCTTCAAAGGCATCTACGACAAATCCTATTGCCTGGATGTTTTGTCTTGGATTGCCTGAGCTTATAAAGTTTTTGAATGTTATTAGACTTGAATTCACAGCCACTGGGATGTAGGATCTGTCTACTTTTCCATAAAGAGCTTTTTCAGCAAAATTAAAATCTATAAGGTTTGGATAATCTGTCTTAAGAACATCAGAATTATAGATGAGCTTTTTGTTGAATAATTCAAGGGAGGTTTCATTGTTGTTTTCTTTATAAAATGTTGACATCTCAATCTCCTGTTTGAACGCTTTCGGCGACAAATTTTTGGACAAAAAAATCAAAAATCTCATCAGTCAGTCTGTTGTCTTCTGGAGAATTTTCTTGTAATGAAGATTTTCTTTTTGAAGTCGCACATTTCTTTGGCTTGTCTTCTGAGTCGTCTATAGTTGGTTTTCTGCTATTGTTATCTGCGTTTCCGCCTCCAGTGTCAGCGACCCACTTAGCAGTGATCTTAGTGTCTGCTTTACCGGGACCTATAGAATGCTCTGATCTGGTGATCATATAATAGCCACCAATACCAAACTGAGTGAAATCGTTACCATTCTTGTCCTTTGTCATCTCTGGCGAAAATCCTCTAGGATCTACATAAATGTAGGTTCCGGGGAATGTGTGTAGATTTAGGAGACAATCAATGTTGGCATTATAGACTTCTCTCAACTGGGTCAATCCGTCAAAACCTTCTTGTTCAAAGCGAAGCTCTTTCAATCCGGTCATATCAGTTCTGTCAAGAGAAATGTTCTTTACAACCCCCCTGTCCTTACCTAAGATGTAATGAAAAATCCCATTCTCAGCGTCGTCTTGTTCGTTGCCTGTCATCTTTCCTACAGGATAAGACCGCCCCGCATAAAAAACGTAATAGTTTATTTCTCTATTTGGCTGTGCCATAGACATTGGAAAACGAGAAGGGCCAGAAACATTTATTACTGGTTTTATTGTTCTAGCTCTAGGGTCACTTAGATTAAAAATATTTCCGGCACCAATTGTTGTTGGATTTCTTTTAATAAAATAAGAAATGTCGTCAGTCTCAGTTTTATTTTTTGCTCTTTTGAAACCAGTTATTACTGAACTATTGAGTCTAACTCTTTGTTTAGTGTTGAAAGCGAAACAACTATCATTATTTATAAAATTGCGAATTAGTTCATTTGTTATGTCTTTAATAAAATTTGTTATAGGATAATAAGCTTGATCTTTGCTTAAAACTTTTTCAGTCAAAAAACCTATAAAATAGTTAAGAGAAATCGGAATGTTTCCAATTGAACAAAAGCTTATTTTGTTTTCGTCAAATGGATCTTTAACTTCCATTGGTCCAAGAACAATTCTTAGTTTTTTAAATTGCTCCTTGGCTTTCATAAGTTTTTCAATCTCTTTCGCTACTGAAGTCTTTTTTGCTATAATTGCGCTGGTGCCATTATTATAATTTATAGTTTCTGTGACCGTCATTGTCTCTAAAAACTCTTCGTATTGTTTCCTGACACTAGAAAAATCAGAACTTAGTTGCGCTTCATCATAATAATTTAAAGCTTCTTTGTTGTTATCTTTAAGTTCACTTGTCAGCGTTTCTAATGATTCTTCAATGTTTTGCATAATCACATCAATTAAATCAGAGATATAGAAAAAAGAAATCTTATTTGAGTCTCTTGAATTAGAGACCAAAGAGACTTGCAGTCCACCAATCTTATCTTTGTTATCCTTTTCTACGCTGCTAAGTGCCTTCTTGAATTGATCTCTTAGTTTTTGAACATTCGGGCCATTATCGTTAGTGGGCTTAAGAGCGACGCCCTTGGGCAGCTTTCCTGTTCGCAAAAAGTTAGAAATCTGGTCGTAGCTAAGATTGTAATAAAAGATTTTATTTTGTTTGTTCAATTGGGTTATAATTCTAGCAAAGCTTTGTCCTTTTTCTTGCTGAATAAATTGGGCGTCTCCTTCTTTTGCATTGGAGATGGCATCAGATTCACAATTTTCGTTATTAAGAAATTCGTAAAATAACTTTCTTCCAATCCTGTTTCCCTCGATCCCAGGAGAACTAAAAATATTAAACATTGAGTTGTTAAAATAATCCTCTATGTAGGCAAGATAATTGATATCAAAAACAACACCGCCCATCTCATCAAAAGAAAACTCGTGGGTTGTCGGGGTTAAATTGATGTTTATAAAAGAGTCGTTTATCGCTTCTTTTTCAGATTTTGTAAAAGTTGAAAGATAATTTTGAGGGATCGCCCAGCCCATAACAACCTTTAGTCTAAAGTTTAGCTTGTCAAGATTGTCTTTTTGAATAGAACTCATATTTGTTCTCAAGTCTTCGGGCGTCCGCCCGGTCTTAAGAGCAAGATCTGCAAACTTGTAATTTGCGATTGGTCTATCTCCCTTGAAGTCTTCAGAAACTGCCGTGTAATCTCCTCTTCTATCTTGAATCAAGTCTCCAAAGCTTGTAGCAAAGATGCTTACCTTCGCTTCAATTGCCTTCTTAGCTGCGAATGGGTCAGATCCGTGGAAAGTGAAATTGAAATTCTTAAGTCCAACGCCCACTCCGCGTTTTTTGCTGCTGTTGAATAAATCAAGGGCGCTCTTACCGCCAGCATAGGATTTGACGGCAGGGTTTGTGTCAAACTTTATCTCAACATAGCCAACATCCTTGCCAGTGCCCGGATCAGTTTGAACTTTGTAAAGCTTTATCATTGGAACAAGGGAGGACAATTTATCTGTTGTAAGATTGAACAGATTCTTAGAATATGGCGCCTGCGTCAGCCTGTTGATAAACCCAAATGGCTCATCGTAGATTAAGATTGGAGCATTGCTGTCTATCGTTTTAGTCTCTTGCCTGAATTCCCCTTCTTGAGCAAGAATATCAATTTCAGTCATCTTGACTGGTGATATCTTTAAGGCATAGGGAAGGCGAGGACTGTGTTCTTTTCTTTTTAGTTCTATCAGAGGTGTTAGCTGAGAAAGGAGAAAGCATTGCTCTTGATAGATTGCTTTGTCTACGTTTTCAAATTGAACTCCAGCCATCCTGCTCTCTTTGGTGGCGGCTTCGCCTTGTCTGGCTCTCTCCCTCGCATTTTCATCATCAAAGGTGTTAAGTAAATTTTCTAAAGAACCCTGGTTTCTTCCGGTCGTAGCGACGCCGACTTGTTCGTTTGCGAGTTTCTTATATTCCTCATAAAGCTCAGCAAGCCTAAGCGCTAATACCTTGATGGTCTGGATTAAAGTAGATAATAGTCTAAATGTTGTTTTTATTTTCTTTAATTTTTCTAAATCTTCTTGATAACCCCCAGAGCTATTAATAAGGTCTTCAACTTGTTTAATTTTTGTTGCCAATTCTATGAAATTTGGCATATCCTGTGGTCTTTTAACTATTTTATCGTTTATTCGTTTGGCGGCAACCCAGCTATTATTTAGATTCACATCATCATAAGTATAACTAATAATAAGAGAAGTGTTTGATAATTTATAAACGTCGTTCTGAAAAAACTCTTTAACATCAGGGTCTAGAGCATCGATCTCACCCTTAAGTTGTTCTCGTAACAAATCCAGTTGAGGTGACTTTCTATGCAATTCAGTAAAGCCACCGACAAGCTCCGAACAGTTATTTTCAACATAAGAAGAAATTGCCTCTGGCATATCTTGATTGGTTGATGTAAACGGACAATCAGCCATCTATCACGCCCCCAAGACCAGCAAAGCTTCGCTGATGTCTAATGGAATCTCAAGCACATCCCCTGTGTTTGCTTCGGCTTCTGTGGGGATGCCGTTGAACCAAGCAATAACCCACCAATAGCGGGCGTCGCCATAGTATTGATGTGCGAGATTGTAAAATCTATCACCGTATTTCCAGATGTGTGTGGAGGTCTTTAGTCTCATTCTGTCGGAGACTGTTGGCTGCCTTAAGCGTGGTGTTGTAAATTGTTCTATTTGTTTCACACCTCTGCGCTCACGCAACTCTTTGTAGAAGTCGGAGTCGTTTATAATTGTTTGTGATGTAAAGTTTTTGATGTCGCTCATTCTATGTAATCCTCAATGTATCCGTCTAGACCTTCTCCCAGCGCCTCATCAGCACCCTCAACCTCAGCCATTGAGCCTGCGGCGAGCCTACCCAAAGCCTTACCGTTACCTCTCCCTGATCTGCGAACATCTGCGTTCATCCTCATGTCTCCTAAAACACCGCTATAGCGTGCTTTTGCACTATCTAACTGTTGCTGTCTTACTCTTCTTCCTTGCTCCTCTGCTTTCTCTTTTTCAGCTTGTTCTTTGTAAGCTGATAGTGCGTTAGCCGGGGAGCCATTTTGGACAACCTCTGTTGTTTTTGCGCCATAGGGGAATAGGCTATTTATTTGTTTGTTATCTTGCCATCCCAATGTCGTTTCGTGAATCGGAGAAAAGGAAAGATTGATGTCGATGAACTTTGGCAAAATTGTGTTGACTGCTCCTTTTTTATAAAAAACTCCATCGTCTCCTTCGAGATTGTGATTGACTGCCACATTGTCAATAATGCCCAGTAATCCAAGATTTGCTTCGGACGTGGATGTGTAATTTATAAATGTTTCTTTTTCTGCATCTTCGTGCGTCACACTTGTGCTCACTTTACCAGATGGTAAATCATTTTTCTGTAATAGATTCATCACCTTTAGTCGAATAAGCGGAGATTGTGTTATGTTTAGAGCATTGCCTGGGTCTCCTGTGTAACTTGCATAAAGCATCTGTTGTAGCGCAGAGACTCTGCCAAGATTTTCGAAAGCTTCTCCTTCGCTAGCGGCTAAAACTTTGAAAGCGAGTGTTATCTTTCTTGTTGTGTTTTTATACTGATAGATTGGATCTGTTCTACCGAACGCTTCCGTTGGAGTAAAGTTAGAGTTGTAGCTTTCGTTGAACGCTGTTATGAATGCCTTAAAAAACACGCTTCTCTTGGAGGGTTCGTGATAAAAAGAAATCACCAACTCTCTTTGGTTTGCGAGCGAATCAGATCCATCTACAAGTGTCAGCAATTCATCTTGATATTTTCTTACATCAAACAGTTTTTGTGCCATCTTTTATCCCTTCACACCATAGCCGCGCTTCTAGCGAACTTGCCCATCACGCCTTCGCCGACCTTCTTGCCGTCAAGTTCTATGACTATGTTTTGATCGCGTTGTTGGCCATAATTGTTAGTTGTGCTGCTAACTGCGCTGCTGACTGCGCTGCTAACGGCATTGTTGGTTGCGTAAATGGGGGCACCAGCGCGGTCGGTTGTGACCTGACTCATTGACTCCCTCATTTCATCCACGGAAGTTGCTGTGTTCTCTGTTTCGATAGCGAACTTTTTGGTAGATCCACTTAGTTTGTTAAACCTATCAGCAGTTTCCAACAATCCTTCAAACATAGTTGGAGAATTTCTTTTATGGAACAGGTAATGCATAAGACCGCCGAGGGCACTGATAACAGCAGCAATTGCTATTGCGGTTGCTGTTATAGGCAGAGTGGCGGCTATAAAGCCTGCCGCAATCAAACCTAAACCAACTGCAAGAATCCCAAGAGAGACCCCAATAGCCTGCACAACTTCCCTATTATCGGATAGCAAAGTCATAAATGATTGCAGTGTTGTTACCAAAGGCATAACTAGTGGGACCATATCAGCAAACAGGGCATTTAATTGTTCTTGGAATGTTTGAACTGTTTGGGCTCTCTTCGCCATTTCTTCGTATTGTGCAGAGGTCTTGCCAATGTCACCACCCAAAGCCTGCATGTTACCTGACATTACCGCAGCTAACTCACTTATGTCTTGCAGCCCCATTGCATCTTTATAGAAATTACGCTGATAGTAGGACATGTCATCGAATGCCAAGCCAGCATCGAGAACAGAATCTCTAATCATTCCGAAACGCTCGGCTGGATCAGTTGCTGTCATCAACTCCATAGCATTGACAAAGTTACCGCCTAGAGCGGCATTCAATTTGCCTGCCTGAATCGCAGCACCTTCAAAGGTGTCGAATTTTTCGGTAATAGCGAGAAGTCTTCCGACCTCAATTCCTGCTATCTTTGCTGTGACTGACAGATCTTTGAAGGCTTGCACTCCATTTCTTCCTAGCTTAGCTATCTGTGGGCCTGCGGCGGCAAAGTCAGCAGCCATTTTAGAAGGGGCAACCCCGATGTCCATTGCCAAGGCAGCAAGCTCCCTTTGTGTTGTTGCTGCTTGAATCTCATTTTGTCCCAACGCCTTAGTGGCTATTTGGATTCCTTGTGCGAAGTCCTGAGCAGAGACACCTAGTTTACCAAGGGCGGTCCCTGTTTTAACCAAAGAGTCTCTAGAGGCTTCGCTTGCCATCGTGAAGTCTGTAAATGAAGTCTGTAGTCCCTGCGCTGTTGCGGAGACTTCTTGCATTGTTCCGCCGAATTGACGGGTTTCTTCATAATTCTTCATTATGCTGTTGGCAAATTCTGCTGATGTTCCTGTTGCTTTTTGGAACTCTGCCGAGGCGTTGAAGATCTCAAGTGCTAGCTCACCTATTGCTTTTGCAAATTGCAATCCTATCTGGGCGGCGGCGGCAAGACCCGGAGCAAAGACGCCCAATGCTTTGCTTGAAGCTACCTTCTTTACTGCCAGATCTCCCATAGAAGAGGCAAGCCCTGTAACAGAACCTAACATTTGCTCTCCAGCCTTATCGCCAGCAAACAAAGATTTAGCGAAATCGTTACCGCTTTTTGTTAAAGATTGGACAATCGCTTTGTTTTCAGCGTATTGGTTTTTTAAAGATGATAACTGACTCTTTAAGGACTCAAGCGCTTCTTCTTCGGCTTTGATGCTCTCTATATTAGATTGGCCAGTTAATAGCATAGCCCTCTCTAACTCAAGAGCAGTCTCTTGAGCCTTTATTCTTTTTTGTAGCTCTTTATTAGAGCCAGCATAGGCTGCTGCTTCTTCTTCGGCTGCTCTTTTTCTTGCTTGTAGAGAAACGACAGATGCGTTATTAGATGCCGTTTGGGCATCAACCGCATCTTTTGCTTTTACTACTCCTTTGCTAATTTCTGATAGATCGGTGTTGCTGATGTCTGTCAAGACATCCCTGAGTTGGCTTAAGGACGATCTTTTGCCAGCAAGAGCTTCTAATTCTTTAATTAAGACAGCAATTTCAGCAGCAGTTAAAGCCATTGTGGTTCACCTCTCCCTATAAATAGCCAGCCACCCAAAAAGCAAGGGCTCCCGAAGGAGCCCAATTTCATCTAGCGTATTCTTTTGGAATGTTTGGCTGGTTAGCAGGAGTCAATTCCTGATAAGAGGAATTGGATTGCCCATTTGAAGCTTTTTTGATTGCCTCAGACTCCATCTCAAGTTGCTTAATGGTGCGCTGAACAAACCACCTTCTTAGCCCAAGGGGTAGGCTGTAAGCTTCCGAAAAACTCCAGCCGCCACTATACTTGAGGAAGAAAATTTCTTCGTAAACTCCCTCATTGTATTCATCGGTCAGGCCAAAAAAAGTCTGCCGTAAGCGGCACCTCCATTTCCTGTGTGTGTCCACACTCGGTGCAAGAGAAGTTCTGGGTTAGATCGATGTTAGGTGTAGCCATCTTCATGACCATCCTTAGATGACGAGAATCGAATGATGGTAGGTTGCTAGCGAGATAATCGATTGCCTGTTGTGAAGAATCGCCATTAGCGCTAACTATGATAGATTGTAGCTGCGTGGAGATCAAGCCTTCGTTGTTTCCTAGGTTGAGTAGTGTCTTTTCCTCTCTACCTGTTAATAGTCTGGCGACTGCCGTAACCTGAGTCTTGGGTAGGACACAAGTAATCGTCCCATCACCATTATCTGTGACTCCCAGGTCGTCTCTGGTTTCTCCATAGACTATGTTGGCAGAGTTTAAATCAAAACCATAGTTCTGTTTTGTCTCACACGCAGGGCATTGGACGCTAGTGTTATAGTCATTGCCATAACCTGAAACTCTTGCTGCGATGATGATTGCATTTCGATCACCGATAAGAAGACTAGCAGGATTAATCGTCCTATCTATTATAAGGCTTTCTATTAGCTTGTCTAGTGCTACGCCTTTCTTTAGAAGAGTTCTCGATGTGAGAATGTCCTCTTCTTTGGCAGTCATCTGTTTGATTTCGATGCTGTCTATCCCGTGTAGGGAATGCCCTTCAGCGTAGAATCTACCTTGTGAGGGTAGATCCACAAACTCTGTTGGGACCACAAAGGAGAAGCCCCCGCCACCTTGTTGCGGTGGAGGGCTTACATCTTTATGCTGAGCGCCACCTAGGCGATCTTGATTTCTTGACAATTTACACCTCTCGTTAAGTTATTGTCTTGCTATGCTTTGAAGAACTCGTTGCCACCAGAACCATTGACAGCAGAAGAGTTGTTTAGAGTCTCTACTCTTGCCCAGTCAAAGCGAAGCTCTACGGTTGTTGTAGATAGTTCGTCGCTTGTGTAGTCTAGATCGTCCTGTTTTAGGCTTGTCATAAAGGCATTCCATAAAGTCCAAGACTCCACTGGGTTGCCGTCGCCGTCAAGCTGCGTAATCAAGACTGTTCCGAGGGCGCCGGTCGCTTTTGCCTTAGAAACAGTGCCTAGGGAGTTAGCGTCGGTCGGGGGAGTGTAGCCAGAAGCAACCATAATGTCGGCAAAAGTAGCAGTAACATCTGGGTCAACCGGATCCACTAGGGTGACTGTGACTTGTTCCCAAGTTACATTTCCGGGGTAGTAGAAAGTGTGACCGAGATATTTGTGCTCAGCAGCATTGACATTGAAGCCGGGCTTCGTGGCTGTCTTAGCATACCATAACAGGGCTCCACCTTGGGCTGCGTTAATTCCTTGGAATTCCACAGTAAAGCGATGTTTACGCTTTGGATCTTTTAAAGTTGTGTCTTGACCGAAGTTGGTTGACCAGAATGGCATTTGTTAGGTTCTCCTGTTTTCATAAATAAGTAGTTGGTGGGGGCAAAAGCCCCCGTTTATCAATCGTCAAATGATGCGCCGGTAGAGGCCACCACAAAGTCAATTGCGATGTATTCAATGGCGCGAGCGGGTTTGACCATAATCTTGGCATACATAATGTTCTGATCAATTAGGTCGGGGGTAGTTGTAGACTCATCAAGAATGAGGCGGTAGTCAGAGACACCGAACTGAACCTTGACGTTTGCCAAGAACGGCTCAACTAGGCCCTTAAAGCGGTTCCAAGTTGCCTGTACATTCTGCTCGAAGAGAATCTGCGTAGAGATAATAGAAATTTGCTTCTTGAGGTAGATAACCAAGCGACGAACATTGATTCTGTCTAGTGCTGATGAGCGCTCCTGTAGAGTTTTCTGACCGAAGACTACAATTCCGCTACTTGGGAAGCTGGCAATCGGGTTGATGCGGGCTTCGTAAAGTGTGTCGCGTTCTTTAGAAGTCAAGCGTTGGGTAACATTAGAAACCGGAATTCCTGCTGCGCCATCTGACAGTCCGCCACGGTTGAAGCCCGCTGGAGCAAACCAAACCTGTGATTGTTTCTCAGAGGACGCCAAGACACCCATCATTGCGACAGAAGGTGGAATCCAGAGAAGCTGGCCAGTTGGGGCGTCTGTGGTCTGAACCCAGGGGAAGAATGTGGCTCCGTAAGAGGAGTCTATTTGGCGAGTGCGGAGTGCGTTAGCAGAAGCTTGCGCATCACCCACAACCCTTGCCTGCTTTGAACTCTTAAGTACTTCGGCAGCCGGGATGTAGACATTTGGCAAGTCGATAAGAGCCAGAGCGTCTGCGCGCTCTTCACACAACTCTACCATTCTAGTGGTCAAGCCAGTGTTTGTAAGGCCCGGTGAAGCTAAGAGGTTCATGTCAATAAATTCTGGATCTGCCACTGTGTCTATTGCTCTCTTCATAGTGTTGACAGCATAGTTGGTTAAGTCAGTGCCTGAAGCTAATCCAATGTTGTACATTGGGTCTGGCTTGGTAATGTCAAAGCCATCAAATCCTCCCCACATTGGGGCAGTGAAGCGATTGTGTCCGACGTCCAGTAATGCAGAGGCAGATGCTACTGCTGTGCGGCTTATTCCGAGGACACGAGAACCAGAAAGATAGTAGACGTTGGAGCCGCTAAGATAGACATCATCCATAGTGAAGATGTAGGAGTAATCAGCATCGCCAGTAATTCCGGGCCACTGTCTGTGGGGATCCGCCACACTCATGTCAGAGGTAGTGCTAGTTGCTTTTCTTGTTGTTTGCATTCCGAAGTAGGCACTTCTTCTGTCAGCGATGCCTCCATCTGAAGCCGAGTGGCGCAATCTTACAGCAGGCCAAGTAAATGAACCGGTGAATTGCACACCCCCAGTTAAGAAGCCTTCAACACCATAAACCGAAGATGTGAGCACCATGACATTGCTTAGGTCTTCTGCTGCTTCGGGGCCGCTATAAGTGAGGCCCTTTACGCCTCCATAGCGAGGGGCACCATAATAGCCGAATGGAAGAAGGGTCGCGTCCGTAGCCCCTGCTTCTACATCAGAATTCATGACGACATAGACATATTTTGAAAGATTGCCGTAATCACCATATTCTCTCAACCTGCGCTCTGCCTCAACCCATTCATAGTAGGAGTCTCCAATTCTTTTGGCGATAAAATCTGGAGAGCTTGGGTTTAGTGTTAGATTGTCGAACCTTTCGAGCACAACCACCCTGTTGTCAGTGTCTGCGAGGCTTCTTAAAACAATCGAGAATGTTCCGTAATCTGAAGTTCTGGTTGAAGAAGGTTTGATTTCCTCAATAGAAACTTTTACATTCTTATTAAGCCACTCGCTGTGTCCACGATCTTTTAGATAGAATAGTTTCTGCGCACCCTCTGGGGTGTAGCTAGCTGGAAGCCCTAAGTCTTGCCCGATGAACCAGCCAGTGCGACCTTTAAGATCTGTTATTCCGGTCATGTCTGAAGGTGCGGCAGAATCGTTCTTTAGCGGCAATATTACACCAAAAGAATTGGCTGGAACTCCAGAAGTGCTTCCAGTTATAGAAGAGGTTATTCCATCACGAACTTCTTGCTCAAAAGTCTCACCAAGCCAGTAAGCTTTTTGAGAAGCAGCAGGATAGAATGAAGTGGCTGTTGAGTTGCCAAGCTGTGGGTTGGTGTTGAACACCTTGCGAATAAACTTGTCTGAAGAATCGTCAAAATTAAACGTAATCTTTTCTTCTCCAAGAGAAGAGGTAATGAGGACTGTAAATTCGCCAGCTTCTTGGGTTATAACTCCACCGACTGAGGCGGTTCCGACACCAGATTTGGTTAGAGCGAATGAGCCAGTTAATAACACGGCGGCGTCAGTGTCTAGGTACCAAATTGCTGCCAAAGAGCCTGTGCCTATTTCGGCGGTGGTGCCAGAGTTGAACATCCAGAGCCCATAAGCACCGCCATTGTCAGCAAGAGCGGAGGCGGGAGTTTTAGTTGTAGCCCAGCCATTTTCGCCAGCAGCAGTTTTATTTAGATTTTGCTCGCCCAAGAGGCGAACATAGGTCAGAGGAGCGACATTCGCGTTTAAGAATGCCTTGGCAGCGTAGGTGCCGTACATTGGGGACTGGAAGTTGCCATCACGATAGATGTCTCCACCACCATTTCCGGGCACTGTGTCGCCGAAAACCTGAACGAACTCTGAGTATGATTCCACCTTGATTGGTTGCATGGCAGGACCTCTCGTGGCTCTACCAACTACAACTGGACCAATAGCGTCGGGCCGGCGCGGACGAAACGAATTATCAATTTCGTTGATAAACACACCGGGAGACACAAATTTAAAGCTTTTTACTGACATTCTTTAGACCTCTCTTTATAAAATGATGCTAAATAGCATCGTTAATCATAATGTAAATAGTAACACTAGTTCCAAACAGACTTCAGGATGTGTCTAGTCCATTAAAAAATTATCGTTGCCTGCTGGGACTATCGTTTCTCTTGGAAAAGTAACCTCTACTACACTTTCTTCCTTGGTTACAATAGGTCTGTCGTCGCTCTTGCCTTCGCCTATTAAGTACCCAAGAACCTTGATGCTTACTTCGCTTGTGAACTGTCTTTCATCTTCACCAAGATTGGCGACATTGTTGGACTGGGCGAACCCTTGGTCAATAAAGGCTTCGTAAAGGTGTCCGTTCCTACGCATAATAAATGAATTTATTTGTCCTGTTCTCGTCATAAACGGCTGGGTTAGATCGTTCATTTGCTGTTGATATTCGGTTTTCACTATTATCTTATAGTCAAGATTGACATAGATTGGAATTGGAATTGAAAGTGTTTCAATGACGACCTTCTTATTCACTCTCGGGAAAAACTTCTGCCTATCTCCCGATGTGTTTGTGCGTGTGTTGCCTACGACTGCGAAGTTTCTCGTCTTATCTTGTTTAATCCTCTTGGCTATAACCATTCGGCCAGTGCGACCATTGCGCTTGTCCGAGAAAATCTGTGCTTGATAGCCACCCTTCCTTGTTGGATCTTTGACTATGCCGGTTCTCTCGACTGTTATGACAGGTAGTGTAATGACACCGCCACCATCGTCTACTGGATGACGTAGATCTTTATCATTTTTTACTTGGAATGCTCTTTCTGGTGTTTGCCATAGAACCGGCACTCGTTTGTTGCCTTCGTTGGTTACTGTTGAAAGGTCTAGATCTTCTTTTATCCAAGAAACCATCGCATAATCGATGTCTTCGATACGAGATCCGAGCATTCCTATTTCTTTTAAACTAAAGTCTTTTCTGTCATCAGGTAACTGGGCAAAGTCAAAGTTATCAGGTAGCATCAAATAGTCCTTTGCGTGCTCTCTTACATAGAGCAGAGATTTCAAATTTTTCGTTTACTTGTCCGAATAGTCTTCTTGATGAAGACAGGGTGACAATCTCATAATATCTCTCACCATAAAGAACAAAATCTCCTTCGCGGACAAATAGATTTTGATCCTCGGATAATCTGCGTTTATGAAAGTGGATGGTAATCTGGGAAGTTCCATCGATCCCAACAGAATCAAGATAAGAAGAACTTTCATCATCAAACATCACGAGTGCATAGACTCTGATTGGGGGTAGATAGGTTTTTTCTATTGCCTCGCCATAAAGATCATGGAAGTTTGTTGTTTCTAAATCAATAGGATAGTAGAGGACCTGTTGCCCAATTACTTTCTCAATCAATTCATCGTTAACTTGCTTTACAAGGTCGCGCTCCTTCTTGCCTAGAAAGAGTGGCGGGGGCGGTGCGGCGGGTCTTGACCATTCGTTATCAGACATTCAATTATCCTACAAAGATCGGCAGCGGAACTCTGCGAAGCGTCTCTTCTGCTGCTGTGACTTTTTCTTGCTCTTTCTTGGCAAGCTCGACATATTCGATCTCTTTAAGCATCTCTGATAGTTTCTGTCGTAGATCATCTTTTTCTTTTTGTGCCTCGGATAGAAGCGAAGAATAATTAAGGGTCACGGACTCACCGGGGATTGGCACCGTCTGGAACTTGCCGCGAATTTGCCCCAGCATTTCTTTGCATAGGGCGAGAGCATAGTTGCGGATCCATTGTTTACCCATCGAGTTAATGTTCTCATAAGGAACATTATCAAATGGGAGTGTGTTCATGTTGTTGACACCTTCAACACCAGTTTTCGAGTCTCCACTTTCGCCCCAAGCACTATCTGCGACTCTGAAGCGAACCCAGACACGGTTTAAATAGCCAGCAAAGCCGTCATCACCTCTTGGGACTGGATAGAGTCTTAGCTTGTTATCAAAAATCTCAAATGAGTAGTGGGATGTTCTAGTGTAAAGAGCGTCTTCGTACATCATCGCTTGTAATTTGTTCTGCCAAGTTGGAATAATTTCAAATGTAGCATCGTCTGCGTATTGTCCGTAGGTAGAATAGTTTCCAACGACACCCATGCCACCACCATAGTAGCCGTAGAAGCGCCACATGGCGACCGGAGAGCGATAAAAAACCTTATCGATGATTATCCTTGAGTCTCCAACTTTTCCAGCATAGTCTACTACGCCGCCTGCGTCGTCAAGGCCGGTAGCAGAAGCACCAGAAATAATTGTTTGTAGATCGTAATCTTGTTGATTCTTTACTGTTGTAAAAGAAGCAGAATAGATTGGTGTTGTCCCACCAAATCCAGCCTGCGTGGCTGCGGCATCTCCTATCTTGTTAGCGTAAGAGAGAGTGACCTTCGAATACTCAAGATTGGCGCCCGATGGACCAGTTAATTTATCACCAAGGTGATCGAAAGTTCCTGTTATTTTTCCAAGAGCATCTGGCAAGATGTTCTTGCCCTGATGAATATTAACAATGTAAGAATATTCCAAGACTGCTTCTTCATAAGCAGCATAGACATTTGAGTCTGTAAGTTCGATATCAACAACATCACCGCCAAGACGCTTATAAACAAAATCTACCTGTTTTGCGGCACCTGTTAAGAAATATTGCGAACTATTGTAGACACCGAAAGGGACAGCAGCAGCGACAGAGCCTTTGGAGCCTGTCGAGGATAAAATTATTGCACTAGTCTCTGAGATTGGTTGTAAATTTGTAGGCATTCATGGGGCCTCCTGTTCGTAGTAAATAGTAAAAAGACAAACAAAAGCCCCCCATCTTGGTAGATGGGGGGCTAACAAACAATAGTTTGTCTTTACTCAGCCTGAACAGTCTTCTTCTTTGTAGTCTTGACGCGGGGCATGACAGGTGTCTTTGCCTTCGCGGGTGTTGTTACTTTTTTAGGAGCAACGGCAGTTTCTACAGCTTTCTGTTTTCTGGCTCTCTTGATAACCCTACATGAATTTCTACTCATTTAAAGCTCCTATCAAACGTCATCAAAGGCGTTATAGCCGTAAAGTCTAACGATAAACTTACCAGCAGTGTAAGCGGCACCAGGGATGCCACCAATGTTGCCAGAGTGAACTAGGTATAGGTATTGATTATCCAAATTTTGATCTAGCTCAAAGACTTCATTTCGACCAAGAGACTGAGAAACGGGAGCGATAAACTTAAGGCCGCCGTCATTCATTGGAGACCCACTACCAGACAGCTTTGTGCCGCCCCATAGGCCGATAGCAGTGCCTGCACCGGTGGGTGTCTCAACACAAACAAGTTCTCCGCTGGTCACGATGCCGTTGCCATCAGCGGCACTAGCTGTGCCGTTGATTTGCACAAAGTTAGCATCATTGTGGGGTTCTGTGGATGAGCTAAGGCCGATGACCATAACTCCGTCACCCGAATCGGGGGCGCCCACTCCGTTACCCCAAGCATACGCCGCACTGCCGCTCGCCGCCAAGTCGATTGTGAATTCACTAATAATCTCTTCACCTGATCTCAATCTAGTTGAAGCACCAATATTAGTATCAATGCCAGTTCCTGCGGTATCTGTTAAATCATCGCCGATTTTGTTAAGCTCGTATAATCTTGCACGAGCGATTCTTCTACTCATAATAATTTCTCCTTTATAATTGTGTTATTGCAATAACTCGATTTATTCAATGATTTTATACCAGCCACCTCGGTATAAGATCTTTCTGTGGGCAGTGGCCTCGCCCAAAGGAGAACATCTCAAGTTATTGTAATTAGTTACTTAAACGCAAAAAACCCCCCTACCAAAGTAGGGGGGTTTTAAGTTTTAGTGAAAGCCGACTATCAGGTAGAGTATTCCTCACCGAGTAGACCGCGAACAACAACTAGACCGTACATATCTGGACGGACCATCTTCTTGGCGTAGCGGGTCATAACACCCTTGCGCGGCACGAAGTCTTCAGGTCCGAAGATTGTGGGAGTAGTCTGTAGTGGCACGTAAGGTGCGTAGACATAACCAGACTCTAGGAAGCTAGAACCACGGCGACCGATTAGAATCACGTTGCGGAGGAAGTAGGGGTCAACGATGACATCAAACTTCTTGCTTAGTGAACCAGTCTTGAGAGCGCCGATAGAACCCTTCTCGTCGTCGTGAGTAACACTTGCGCGGAAGCCAGCGGTGAACTCAAGGATGTTGGCAACCTCGGGTCCGCAGACGACGAAGTTAGCACCACCACGGAGAGTCTTGCGATGGATCTGAGCAGACACGTCGTTTACTGTCTCGACGAGAGTCTCGTACCACTCGCTGACGGTGCCGGTGAAGTCAGGAGCAGCCTTGGTAGCACCTAACTCGTTACCGTTGGAATCAACGAAGAGACCTGGAGCGCGTGACCAGTAGCGGGTAGCTGCGGTAGCTCCCCCAATGAGGTCAGCGAGGATCTCACGGTCAATCTCAAGAGCAATCTGCTCAGAGAGAAGTGAGGTAAGTTCAACTTCAGCGTCTAGGTTGTGGTAGGCGTTTAGATCCTGACCTAGTTCTGGTGTCCACTTGGCCTTTAGCTTCTTGGTCTGAGCGGTAACAGCGATAGAATCCACCTTGATGTCGATCTCAGGGATCTGAGTATTGCCTTCGAGGCCCCAAACAGCCTGCCCAACAACAGAACCGACGGCGCCACCGGTGGTGATATCATCGGTCTGTGGGAACTGAAGGTTTCCAGCAGCGACAGTTATACCGGAAGCACCAGTGGTTCCTTCGGTGAAAGTACCAGTACCGACCAAGAAAAGCCTCACAGCGTCAACAGAGGTGGCTGCGCTTGCAGCTAACACTCTTCTGGTCAATCTGCGAATCTGAGAAGTAGTTGACTCCCCGGTGAGCGCAATGCCAGTGATGTTATTAAGACAGGCGACAAGGTCGGTGGTTCCTGCTGCGCCAGCAGCGATACCTAGGGAAGAAAAGGCAGACATGTTGTCATAGTCAGCCTGATCAAAGGCGGTTTGTTTAATGTCAACAATAACAACAGAGAGAGTGCTATCGGTGCTAGAAAGAAGATCGGGATCAAAATCGATCAACTTCTTTCTTGCGGGTGTAATGCTTCCATCGAGAGTGAAAACATCCTGTACTGCTAGGTGTGCAACACCGGCAGCAATGAGGGTGTTGGAACCACTCGGGCTTGAGTAAGCGTAACCACGGGCAGAAGAGCGAGGACCACTAAGGTCTCCGCCGCGAGCGTCAACTAGGCTGACACCATCGACAACTTCAGAACCAACCTTGTCGGTACCATAGATAGACTTGCCATCTAAGTTACCAAAACGGCTTCCGTCGCCAGCAACTCCACCAAGATCACCAGAGAAGGTGAAGTCGAGGAAGAAGATGAGACCAGACGGTAGGCTCATTGGCTGAACGCTAACGAGGTCGTTGGCGATTAGACCAGCGAAAACGCGGCGGACAATGGGGAATGCGACGGCTGCGAAGCCTTCGACATTGCCACCAGACATGGTGTTACTCTCGCGGAGAAGCTCCTTGGCTTGGTTCTCAAGTAGACGAGCCATTGAGTTTTGCTTGCGCTCAGTCTCGATGCCCTCTAAAAGACCAGTTTTCTTCCACTTAGATAGAAGAGCGTGGGACTCGGCACGCATATCACGGTTGACTACACCCTCGGTGAGTCTTTCTAGAATATTAGACATAATAATAAATCCTCCTTAAATTTGATTTAATTAATACCTGCTAGTTTACGCATTCTCGTAGTGAATGGATCGGCCTTTGGCTCTTCCTTACGAGATGCACGGATAATGGAAGTTGGACGGTTGATAGCTTCGCTTAGTGATTGTGGTCTGTTCTTAGGAACCGACGCCACTGTGCTTTGAAGTGTTTCGTGGATTGTCCTTGCTTCCTCAACCGAACCAGCTTTAGAAATCGCTTCGACAATTCTTTGTTTTTGTCGCTCATTCAGGGAGGTATTTCCTAGCGTGCGGTTGGTGTAAAGAAGACGCGCATTACTAAGATTTACATCTTGCACGTTCTCTTTGAGTGAACCAACTACCTCTTGGTAGTTAGTCAAAGTTTGTTTTAGTTTCTTGTTCTCGAAGACTAGTGCCTCTTGGGCTTGCTTGAGAGCTTCTAGTTCATCTTTCATATCGGTGCTGCGGCGTTTAGCCAACTCAAGCTCCATCTGGTGTTTGGTGTCCTCTGAGGAACGACCAGCCCAACCAGAGAGCGAGGCACCTATATCTACAGTAAGTTTTTCGGCGATGGCGTCAAGAAGCCCATCAGAGATTTCTTCGTAAAGATCATCTTCATCTGCCTCTTCAAGACCAGCCTTCTCCATAGCATCAGAGTCTGCCTCTTCTTCTTCGGCAGGATCCTCGGAAAGCATCTTGGCAACCATTTCCATAATGGTGTGCTCATCGAGTTCGATCTCTTCGTCCACAGTTTCACCGGCCATCTTCTTGGCTGTAGCTTTTGCGTCGGCGAGGTCGTCTGTGTGATAGCCTGTGCCGGAAGCACCCTTCTTCTTGACGGTGTATTCGTCATGACCCTCGGGGTCTTTTCTGATTTCAACCTTATCGGAGTGAGCATGTTTTACTATGCGGCCCTTGGCTTCCTCAATGGTCTCATCATCTTCTACTCCTTCGCGAAGCTCCTTAAGTGCTTCAGCAAGCTCTGCGAAGTCTATAGTGACGGTCGCTTCGTCGCCCTCATTGACACCGCCTATCTCTGGCATCTCTTCAGTAAAAGCATCAGGGACACCCTCAGCAATCTCGTCTTTCTCGACTTCCTCATCCATTATTGCTTCTGCTGTTGGGGAAGGTTCATCCACTCCTCCTAATAGCGCGTCAAGTTCGTCCTGCTCTAACAACTGATTGAGGGTTGATTTAACCTCTGTTGAATACTTGTCGATAATTGTGGCTTCCGCATTTTTCAATGCGGCTTCCTTCAGCGCCTTGGCGTCTACAACTGCTTGCTCTAATAATGAAGACATAAACAAAAACTCCTATAAAACTAGTTTTTCAAATTAAATAGTCTGTAATTAAACTAAAAGCAAGTAGTTTGTTGCTATGAGTCCATAAAGACCAAGGGTTTTTATCCCTCATCCACCTTTGCTTTTAGGGCTGAGAGGATTAAACGCGCGGTGGCGCGACTTATTTCTATGCTTGGGCTGTTAGCATCTGCTTCATTGTAAGCGCTTAGCAAGGAAGTAGCGTCAGATAATGGAACAACAACAGGGATGATATAACACTCTTCACTAAAAGAAGCATCTTCGGTATCTGTTGAAGAGATGGTTGAGACTTCTATTTGTTGATAATCTATTTTGATGCTCATGGTCCCTCCTATGCTAACGGATTAAGCTTTATGATTTTGTATTGTATTCTGAAAGATGTATCTTCGTCTTCCAACACAGCATCGCCAGTGCCTCTTGTGCCAACACCGACCATAAAGAACAGGTTGGCTCCGGCGGACATAGCACTCGCGTTATTGTTTCTGCTAGTTTTATTGTCCAACGTCCCATCTGACTTGATGACAATTGAAGTTGATTGTACCAAGCCAGCAGCTAAGATAGAGACAACAAAGGTGCCGGTTGCATTTCCTGTGCCGGTTGCTTGCGAGGCGTTTAAAGCCCACACTCCATAATCAGGAACACCCGTGGCGGTGTTGTTGAAAGTCGCGCCAGCCCCGTTTAAAGTAGCAAGAGTGTTGGAAGTCGGATTCACGCAGATTCCAACAACAACATTGGCATTCCAAGTGTCAGTAATGATATCACCGCGCTCTAGTTTCGTCACGACAGCAATCGTGTCGTTACTTGTAAGCTGGACATTTTGTCCTGTAGAATCTGTTGCGTAAAGAGGTGTGTGCCATCTAGGAGCATCACAAATGGTTCCGTTAATCCAACAGTTGTTTGTGCTGCCGGTCATCGCGTTCATTGTAATTCTGTTGTAATTGCTTCCGCTGGCTGCTAAAGTTTTAATGTCAGAATTTACGTCAACCTGTGTCCAAGTCGAGGTGTCAGTTAAATCAGCATAAGCCATGTTCACAGAAGAAAAATTTGTCACATCTGTTACTAGCGTCCATTCGCTTGAACCTGAGACTAAAGCAGCCATTAGTTTGTGCTCACAATATAA